GTCCGATTGCGTTTGAGCTTGGGACGACTGCTCCTGAGATGATGTTGTTTCCATAGAGTAGAGATCCTGCTACTGGTTCGCGGATACCGTCGATATCGACAGGTGGTGCTGCAATAAATGCAACGATAAAACATGCTGCAGCAGTGAGCAGACATGGAATCATGAGCACACCAAACCAACCAACGTAAATTCTGTTGTTTGTATTGGTGACCCACTGGCAAAACTGCTCCCAACCTTGGAGCAATTCGCCACTATTGCGACGTGAAAGTGTAGTCATTGAAAAAAGGGTATAGTAATAGTGCAGGGGACACTGTTAGATTATTCCTCTACCACCCTCAGGTAAAGGTATTAGAGACTTGCTTAACCTCCCCACAGGTCTCGGTTAAAGGGAGGAGTATGTGTAACGAAACCGTTACATGGTGTTGGGATCAACACGCTTCTTAGTATATAGGCTTTTGGTGGATTCTGTCAAGTATCAAATGAGAGGGTCGGGCATGCCTAAAAATTCCTGACCATACTTATGATAACAAGTTAAAATTTCATCGTGGATTGCCTTTTCATGAAACCCCCCACCCTCCTTCATGGAGTCGAGGTGTTTTTGAAAAAGTCCTTGACTAATATACAGAGCACAGAATTCATAGACGTCTCTGGTCAAGGGAATCTTAGCATAGACAAATGCGTTCAAACAAAACTGGCGAGCATGCATGTTTCCATCATTGTATCGCCAGTCGGAGGAGAAGTCGTTAGTCATCTTCTGCAATTCTTACGGTAAAGGAAATATCTCTACCTAGTTTAACGCACATCAGTTGACTTAGGTAGTAGAGAAAGTTTGCTTTTGCTTTAGAAAGGTGTCGATAGTTGTTTAGAGGTAACCATTCGCTACCATCATAGATTTCTAACTTAAAAAGTTTCACCAGTCCTGATCCAGTTGACAACATTTTCTGGATAGGATACCTCGTAAGGATCCTCATCCGCGTCATCTACTTTACCAGGTTCTTCAAACATTTTGGTAATCACACCGTCTTCGATGACACATGCGTATCTCCATGAGCGGAGTCCAAAACCCTTGTCATTTTTGGTGACCAGTTGATTCATTAGTCCAGTCCACATGGCATTGCCATCGGGAATCAACTTCACCTTCTCAATACCTAACTCTTTCTGCCATGCATTCATTACGAATCCATCGTTCACAGAAATACACCAAACTTCATCTATACCTTCCTCTTTGAAGTTGTTATAACTTGCTTCGTAAGAAGGGAGTTGGAATTGGGTGCATGTGGGAGTGAAAGCACCAGGTAGAGCAAACACTACATGCTTGCCCTTACCTAGTAAGTCCACCGAGTTTACTTTGTCAAAACCAAATGCTTTATCGTTACAGTCCTTTTGACGGACGAAGATAAATTCGACACTCGGGATATTCATAATTATTAGTTACGCTATTGTATATAGTATCATGCATATGCAACTTGTGAAAGTCCCACCGCAAACAAGAATGTAGATCCCCACGCTGCGAAGCGTAGGACGTTAGGGATAACCTTAACGGACATGGGTTGCTTGTAGACTTCCATTACATCATGATACGTTTGGGACATTGCATCAGACATTAGAAGATACCGAAAAACATATGTCCTGTAAGAATGTCAGATGTTGCTGCTGCGATTAGACCGAGCATAGCAAGTCTTCCATTCCATGTCTCTGCCACTTTTTTCTGTGGTTCGATTGCTGCTACTTTATTTGTCATTAGAAAATACCAGGAATAATTTGTCCTGTAAATGTGTAAGCACCAACTGCTGCGATAAATCCAAGCATTGCTGCCCATCCGTTAAATCTTTCTGCTTCTGGGGTCATGAGAATTGCTCCTATAGTTGTTAGTTGTTGAGGTTAGATGCCGAAAGCACCAAAAAAGAAAATGCTTCCAGAGAATGCATATGAAATTACTGCTGAGAGGATGCCAAGCATAGCAAGACGACCATTCAACAATTCTGCTTTCTCATTGTGTGTGACGGAAACATCCATAACTTGCATAGGTGGTTCCTTTGCAAACATGTTTTGGCGACCACGGTCTTCAGTAATAACAGTCATAAAACTTTACTTTATTAAGTTATGTTACATAATTATATAGGAAAGATTAAATTTCTGTCAAGCCCCAAATGTGATGACATCCGAACCTGCTCCTCCTTGGATCGGCACAGTGCCTGCTGCACCGTAGTAATCGCTATCGATCCCGACGTTTAGGTCACCGAAATCTACTCCAAAAGTTTCTACTGGTTTCTGTGAAGCAGAGATTGTCTTCAATCCCTGATAATGTCTCCACAACTCACCAGTAGTCTGGTCATCGACATCATTATCGAGTGCCCACTTGAAGGCAGTTTTAACTGCTGCCACAGCGTCATGAAATTCGTTTGCGTATGCCATTAAATGTAAGGTGATACAACATGATCCCCTTTAAGTCCACCGTATGCAGCGACCTCAGGGTCTGGGTCTAACCACTTGGTGTATTCGGGATCCTCGATACAATAATCTAACTGTATCGAATTGTCAAGGTAATACATGGTCTGATAATGACCAGTGATCTCATTGTATTTGAGAATGCGAAAATCAGGCATGCCATTGATTTCTAGTTTACCGCACTCAACGTAACGGTATGGAAATCTGTCTAGGATTACCTTTGCTTCAGTCATAGGGTCATGTGTCATTGTATAGGTATTCTACCGTTAATGATGCCACTTTCCCATATAGCCATGGACACTAATATAAGTGTCACAATGAGTGTGATGCCTGCAAACCTCATCTTCTTAGAGTCCGACAGTAATCAATCATATATTGTCTGATCCACATCAACTCATTAAAACATTTCTGATTGTGTGCACACCCTCTAAGTTTAGGATCAGGCTCATGGAGAGACTCAATGAAGAGATCGAGTCCCCTATTCCATTTTTCATCTTGTGTGTCGAAGTCTGGTTGATACATTAGTTTTATTGAAAAGAAAACCATCCTGTAATAATCATCTTCTCCTTCGTGTCTGACACTCTACCTCTATGGAAGTGTGTCCAATCACTAGGCCAGATGACTGTGTATCCCTTCTGTGCAGGGACATACTTGTCTTGGTGAAACCACTCGGTGCCACCGTCGGGCACATCGTTTAGGTATGTCATGAAGACAAGGTGTCTATACACATTGCTTGGTAGGCAGTTAGATCTCTCGGTGTGCCAGAGTTTAAAACCACCACCCTTAGGATACCATTGTATAGAGAGTGGCTCGTTGATACGGAAGTCAGATAACTCACAGAAAGGAAACCTATCCATGTATAACTCTAAAATCCTTTGTAATTCAACGAGATACTTCTCACAATGCATGACTGCTGCTTGGAATGGCACATGCAGGTCACGAGAATCTTTAAATTCTTTGTTTGTTTTTACCTGTCCTTCCTCCATGAGTTGACCTTCAATGTAAGGTAGGAATTGTTGATGCCTGTAGAAGTTTACAATCTCTGAGACTGCTTCATCACTGATGAAGTCACCCCAGATAAAATCACTATCTTTGGTGCAGATTTTATTCTTGTATGTTGTTATCTCAGGTTTTAACATCTACTCTATAACTAAAGATTGCTCTAGGAGATTTGGGGGATGCCTCATGATACATCCCTTTGGGTATGTATAGAGCATCGCCAGGATTAATTGTAACGATATCTGCTAGGCATGTTTCGCATGCGTTAGTATCGAATCTATATGATGTCCTTCCTTTGACACCAATGATGAGGACATTCTCCTGATCATTATGCCTGCCGAATGTATCAGCAGGTGCGAAGTATGACACATAGACATCCATGTTTTGACACTCGTGTCCTGCCCATTCTTCAAACTCTCTACGAGCCATAGTAAAAGAAGGAGGAGCAGCACTCCCCCTTCTCCATTTAGACATATAAGAAGGCGGTCCTCCGTCACTTATACAATGACAATAACCTGTAGGGTCATTGAGTGTGGCATTTACATACATCAATACTGCTTCCCAGTCCACAGCAACGTGCTTAGGAAACAAATCTCTGTATACAATATACCTCTCGTCATCCATAAATCAAATCATCATTAAGGTGGTCAATTAAAATTGCATAATCTTCTTCAACGTCAATACCCCAGAAATGGACGTGGCGTTTATCGGCATAAAACCGACATAGTGCTTGGAAAAGAGATGGATACTCCGTGTCCAATTCTACCTCACCGTTTACTGCTGACCTAAGGACGGACAAACAATCGGCGAAACGCTTCTGTACAGTCATAAGTAGACTCCTATTCTGTTGTAACATGGGCATAAAGCCCAACGACTCAGGTTGGATTCGAACCAACGACCGACTGTTTAGAAGACAGTTGCTCTATCCACTGAGCTACTGAATCAATAAGTGAGGAAATGTACCTCAGTAAACCGTGGTCTGTCTATGAAGGTGTTACCTACCAGTCTCATGGAATGATAGATGTCTCCATTGAAAAAGACAGCACAGTTATATCGATCTAGTATACAGTGGGTTTCATCTGCATCGTCACACCATGGGTTGAAGTGCTCACCTCCTCCGTTGTAGTTGAAGGAATTGTAAAAAGATGTGCCTGGTCCATAATCGTTACACTTGTTGAGATAAACTAGTCCGTTGATGCAATGGGGGTCAGTATGGGGAAACCAATGACCCTTAGGTAAGGAGTTTAACATGGTCATATTAAACATGCAACCTCCTTGAAAGTATGTATTCTGTGAGATGCCTAGTAAGGTGGAGGCTTCCCTGTGTATGTCAAACCATTGTCGATCATATGCTTCTGTAATTGCTTGTCTACCATCAAAAAACTCAACACCATTTGCTGCCTGAGGATCTTGTGGTTTGTGTGAAATAATAGGACAGTTTTGTAGATACTCTACCACCCTGTCTGGATTTTTATATATGTTATCAACGTAAACGATTGGTCTACCGTTTACTTCTTCTTTGATAAATTCTAAGTTTGTATTTAATTGAAAGTCATCACCTGTAAAGAATTTCATATTACCTTTTTAGTTTTGTCTACATGTCCTTTGATGTTAAAAGATATGATTGTCCGTTTGACTGGTGATCTATTCGGTGGTGCCTCATGATGCAGTGCAGCAGGAAAGAACACAATAGACCCTTCCTTAACTGGTGGCACATAGGACATCAAGTTGCCATCCCTAAAGTCGTGGAAGGGTGAATAGAAAGTAGTAGGTTGATGAATGTTTGGATCGAAGTCATAGTATAAAACAGATGACCATCCATACATACCATGATTGTGGACACGATGTTTGTGTGATGCAAACTGAGACTCAAACCACATGGATGAGATCTCCATCATATGATTGCGTCCTATACAACCACTCTTTTTAAATTTGTTAATAGGTATCGCTGCTGCATCAAATACTGAGTCAGCATATGGTGGTAGGATACCCGCATGATCCCACTCAAAAAAATCTGTATAGACCTCCACACCCTGATCCAAATGTTTTTCGTTAGGGTCTGGTAGTTTGATAGTTTCTTTCTTCTCTGTCCAGTCTTCAATCTCATAGGTGCAGATCGGGACTCGGAATGGGAATTCCATCATGCTTCTTCAAGCTCTCGGATCTGCTTTGCTACCGTCTCTGCCTCCTCGGTTTTGCCTTCCTCAATAAGGTAGTGCAATTTATCAATAAGAAACTCAACTGAGTCTACGAATTCGATGGGTGCCATGATTCGGTAGTGTAACTCTCGTAAGTATATATGGTCTCTGTCCATCTGTCAAGGGTTAAAATGCTTAATAAACCACTCGGCATCCAACACGACTAGTGCCTTCTTCCTATTTTTCTTCATAAAAAGAGCAGGTGTGTGGTCACCTGCGTTTGCACACGCTTGATCGTATGCATCATATACATTAAGTTTCTCTACATTTTTACATTCAATAGAGAAGGGAAACTTTTCTCTTGCTGCTCTTGCCATGATAAGATCTTCGCCACCTGCACCCATACTTCTAGACTCAATGTCCTCAGGGTGGACGTCACGATGCTCAATGAGCATTTCTCTTACCCACTTTTGAAAGTTTCTTCCTTTTGCTTTAGCACTCTGGGGTTTCAATCAGGGTCACCATCATCATCTCCATTGTATCTATACGACATACCTTCCTTGAGTGTGTAGTGATCGGAGACAATAGGTTTATATGCATCAACATCTTCCTTAATAGCATCTTCCAAACTCTCTGCGAGGAGTTTAAGATTGTGTGCAATAAGTTTTACCTTATCGTAATTCATGATAGTTTGTCTTGTAAGGTTGCCCAGTCAGAATTAAATTGCTCCAAACCTTTATCAGTCAACACATGATTATACATCTTGTTGAAGACTGTAGGTGGAATAGTGCAGATGTTTGCACCAACTGCAAAGCATCTACCAACTTGATGCACGTCCCTAATGGATGCAGCAAGGATCTCTGTGTTTACATCATGTCGTCTGTATACATCAGAGATTGCTCTAATCAACTCAACACCTGACACAGAATTATCATTCAGTCTACCAACGAAAGGTGACACATAAGTAGCACCTGCCTTCGCAGCAAGGATTGCTTGTGAGACTGAGAAACAAAGAGTCACGTTAGTGGAGATACCATCCTCCGACAACTCTTTGCATGCCTTAAGACCCTCGGGTGTGAGGGGTAGTTTAATAGTTACACTGGGGTGGATGTCAATATAATCATCTGCCATATTAAGCATCTCTTCTGCTGTCTCTCCGACTACTTCTGCAGAAACAGATGCTGTCCATCCAAACATATTACAAATCTGCAAGATAACATCCCTTGGATCCTTACCTTCTTTCATCATCAACGAAGGGTTGGTAGTTACACCATCAATCAATCCAGTTGCAACTGCGTCATGCACAACTTCAGTATTGCTACTGTCTAAAAATAGTTTCATGACTCTCCTCATAGTTATCGTTATTTATTGTAGGGTGGGAGGTTGGATTACTTCATACCAACAAGTGTGAGGAATCGCTAAAGCGAAATTAGGATCACACTGTCTGACTTCCCTTGGTCGGGGTTCTGTTGTTCCCAACAGCGAGCACCACCTCTAAGCCATCACTTTACCCCGCCTATTTCCAACAGGGTTATTCAGTCACTCCCTTGTTGCTGATCAGGCAACAGATATATAATGACATAAAAAAAGGAGGGTGTCAACCCCTCCTTTGAAATATCAGCAGATGCTTACGCAACTGTGAGTTTTTTGGTCACCTTGATACCACGATACATGAGCTCGTGATTTCTTTTTTGGTCAGCCTCTGCAAGGATTTTCGCCTTGTACTGCTCAGCGTCATACTTGACGCCACGATATGTGATGATAGTCATAAGTTTACTCCTAAAGTAGTTGGATTTTTAGGCCCGTTCCTTTAGTCGTTTGCGTCC